GATCTATAGATATGCATGATATGAAGGATTTAGTGGTAGGTAATATTACTCCGTATTATATTAGCGGAGGATGTGCTCTATTAACAATATCATGTCAGGGAGTTTTTATTTATCCAGATCCAAAATTATATACAATAAAAAATGAAGTACTATAAGCCGTATAGCGAACCTTTAGTATTACTAGAGGAAGATAAAATCAAATCTGGCGAAATTGTTTACAATGAGTTGGGGAAGTGTGTCAGAAAAGTATATGTAGGTAATCCTGCAACAGCTTACTTTGTCGAAGTCCAAGAATCCGTTCTTAATGAGGGCGAGACTATGACAAGTTTAACTCCATTACAATTAGAATTGTTTTGGAAATTAAGTAGGAATAAACTGAAAAAGAATGAAGATCAGGATTAAAACCCATGAAGATAATTATTTTCATAAGTTAATTTTAATAGTAAGTAATATACCTCCGTTTAATAAATTAAGACCCAAAGAGTTAGAATTGTATGCTCACCTGCTTAAGGTAAATCATAAGTATAGGAATATCCCTTTCAAGGAAAGGAACAAGTTGATATTCAATTATGATACAAAAATAGAAATCGCAACTCTAATGGGAATTAAATTATCGGGGGTATATAATATACTGAGTAATTTGAGGACTCTTAAGGTTATCGAAGACGAGAGTCTTGTACCTAAATACATCTTAACAAAAAGTAATGAAGTTACCTTCATTTTTGAAGAAGAGGATTAAATTTAAATTTGATGGATATAAACCAAGTAATTAACCTAGTATTGGCTAAACCTTACTATATGCGAATGGGAGCAAATAAGATCGCACATACATTAAAGGTTTCAGCTGATGAGATCCGAGAAGCAAAGAAGATTATACATAAAAGGAGATTTTTAAGTGAAGTACCGAAAGACAAATTAGAACCACACAAAGCACCTAAGATACTTATATTAGATATAGAGACTGCTCCAATAAGGGCCTATGTCTGGCGTTTATGGAAGCAAAATATATACCTAGATCAGATTATATCTAATTGGTTTATGATATCTTGGGCGGCCAAATGGTTATTTGAGGATTCTATAATGTCTCAGGTATTAACACCAGATGAGATAAGAAAGGAAGATGACGAGAGGATAGTTGAAACCCTTTGGCATGTACTTAATCAAGCTGATGTAGTAGTAGCACATAATGGGGAGCAATTTGATATTCCTAGAATTAAGGCAAGATTTTTAGTGCATGGACTACCGCCCACTACTTTCTATCAGCAGGTTGATACTCTTAAAGCAGCAAAGAAGGAATTCTCATTCCCGTCAAATAAGTTAGAGGCGTTAGCTAAAACCTGTGGAATAGAAGGTAAAGATGAGACAGATTTCAATCTTTGGTCATCTTGTATGGATGGAGACAGAGAGGCTCTTAAACGAATGGAATTATATAATAGACAGGATATAAGGGTATTGGAGGAGGTTTACCTTTGGATGAGACCTTATATTAAATCACATCCTAATTATAATCTATATATAGATTCTGACAAGCCGGTGTGTCCTCATTGTGGTGGAGAGCATTTGGAATTTGTAGGATATTATTATTTTACTCAAACTGGTAAATATAAGAACTATAGATGTCAGGATTGTGGAGCATTATCGAGAGAAAGAAAGACTGTATTTCAGAATAGTAAATCACTTTTAGTTAGTAACGGAAAGTAGTCATGAGCAGAGTAAGGAGAGCAAAATGTGTGAGGTGCGAGTCTTTAGAACGCCCACAAAAGAATAAGGAAGTTCATTATGTAAAAAACCAATTAGGAGAGTCTATTCCAATCTGTTCTCAGTGTATATTAGAACTTAAAGAAGAAGAAGATTTTGTAAGACTAATTCAGGAAGAGGACGATGAACTCTGAAGTTAAAGCTTTAATAAAAGTAATAGCCAAGGACATGGACTTAACAGCTGCAGAGGTGGAGAGGGCTTATGAAGCCCCCTTCGATCTGCAAGCTATCATAATGAAATATAGATGTGACAGAGAAAAACAGAAATTTCCTAGTTTAAGAATACCTTATTTTTTAATATTTTATTGTCCAGATTGGAATAAGAAAAGAATAATTAGGAGATACAAACAGAAGGTCGATGAGGTTAGTTGATTTATTAAATAATCAAATCGTTATATCAGAGGAGGCATATTTACTTATACCTTTCAAAAAACTGTGGGATAGAGATAAGTCCAAACATAAGGAGAGAGCACTAGCAGAGATGGCTTATATTTATTTCATGGAGGATTTTAAGTCAGATTTTTCTGATATAGTTGATGAGAAATCAAGGGAAGCAGAGGTTTTGAACAGTATCGATCTTCCAGCATCTTGGAAAGAAGATGTAGTTGTCAGTGAGGCCAGAGAGTTCTACCGTAAGAGGAGCGAAGAAATTACTCCACTTCTATTTCTAAGAGATGTCAAAATCGCTATAGATAGGATGAGAGCGCAGTTACGGGAAGTAGACTTTCTGGCCATTGACAAAAATGGTAAACCAAAGTATGATAATGAGAAATTTGCTAGAGTTATAGAGAAGAGTGCAGGTATGTTAGAAAATCTCAACAAATTAGAGCAAATGATTAAGAAGGAAATACAGAGTAAAAAAGATAGGGTGGGTAGCAAGATTAAGGCTACATTTGAAGAGGGCATATGATAAAGAGGGAAGAACTGAGAGAAAGACAAAGACAGGAGGCTATAGGTAGAAGATACGGTCATAGTGTAATTATTGCATTTACTAATAAATTAAAAACAGTTTCTTATAATCATAAAAGTTCTGTTTATCTTTTGAGATGTGACTGTGGTAATACTTTTGAAAAAGCTATTTCTCGTTTAAGTCCTAATAGCAACTGTGGCTGTATAACTAAAGAACGAAGATCGCACAAAAGAGGCACACGTTTACCTTATGGAGTATCCTCTTTTAATGAAGTATATCAGAGTTATAGAAATAGGGCTAAATATACTGGCAAAGATTTTTCTTTAACTGTAGATGAATTTAGAAAACTTACTTCAGGTAATTGTCATTATTGTGGTATTAAACCTTTGCAGAGGCTAAAACAATCTAGAGTAACAGAAGAAGATGGAATTTATTTATACAATGGTATTGATAGATTAGATTCTTCCCTAGGCTATATACAGGACAATTGTGTTTCGTGTTGTGAGATTTGTAATAAAGCTAAAAGAGATATGGGGGAAGAAGAGTTTATGTCTTGGATACAAAGACTAATAAAACATATATCTAATGGCTTATAATAAATATCAAACAACGCTAGATAGTCTAGATTTAGATCCAGAAGTGTATTCTGAAACTATGGAATTTATCTCTACTATTGCTTTTTTACAAAATTTAATAAATTCCGATAGAAAACATGCTAAGGATATACCAAGAGATGATCTGGGTAGGATTGTAGTAGATTTAGCTAATCCTCATATATTAGAGGATATGGACTATTTTAGACAGCCTGCTCTTCACTATGAATCTTTTGGTAAGTATACTAATTTATATCCAAACCCACATCCGAGTTCTTCCTACTATAAATTTTGGAAGGAAGAGGCTCGTAGATGCAGAGAGGGTTACATCAGAGAAACCGACGGTGAATGGATACCGGGAACCTTCTATTTCTACCTTAACTATTCTCCTATTCTAAGGAATAAAATTATTCCAGGAACCCGAAGATCTGAAAGAACTAGAGGATTCCCAGATGTACATGATGGCAGTTATTGGTTTCATCATTATATACATCAAGCTAAAGAGGGGGGTAAACACTGTGGTCTACTTAAAAAGAGAGGTATGGGATTCTCTTATGAGTCTGGTTCAGGTTTGGCCAGACTTGCTATTATAGGGGATACTACTTATAATAATAAGATGGTTAGAGCTTTTGCTATAGCCTCTGAAAAAGAGTATCTTATTAAAGACGGTATTCTTAATAAATTTCAAGATAACGTAGATTGGTGTGCAAGCACAACTCCCTGGCCTAGACTTAAGAGTAAAGATTCTCTTAATAATATGACCTGGGAGTTTGGTTATATAGATTCTGATGGATTAGTACAGGGTACTCACAACTCAGTAATGGGAGTAACTACTCAGGGAAACCCAGAACATGCCAGAGGTAAACGTGGTACGATATATTGGGATGAGTGGGGAATTTTCCCCAACCTATTGAAGTCTTGGAACGTAGCAAGAGAGTCTGTGGAAGAAGGTGATTTTGCCCACTCCACTATGATTGGTGGTGGTACTGGTGGTACAGAGGGTGCTGATTTTGCTGGAGCGGAAGAAATGTTTTATAATCCTATAGGTTACAACATATTAGAGTTGCCTAATGTATATGACAAGAATACCAATGGAAAGACAAACTGCGCCTTCTTCTTTCCTGCCTATATTAGTCGATTAGGTTGTTATGACAAAAACGGGAACTCAGATGTTATTAAGGCGCTATTAGAGATTATCAGGCGTAGAATTAGCATCAAATATAATTCTACTGATCCTAATACTATAGTGCAGCATAAAGCGGAGATGTGTATTACACCTCAGGAAGCTATTATGCGTAGAGAAGGTAGTATATTTCCAGTGGCTGACCTTAAAGATTATTTAGCAGAGATTTCCATTGATATGCCTAAATTTACAGCAGTGCATTATATAGGTCACTTAAAAATGAATACATCTGGTGTAATTACCTGGGATAAGACTGAATTACATCCACCGCTTAGAAACTACCCTCTTAGGGATGAATTAGATAAAATCGGTTGCGTAGAAATATTTGAAATGCCTCATAGGATGACAGATGGTAATATACCACATTGGAGGTATATTGCTGGTATTGACCCTATTGATGTGGACGCTAGTCTATATACTAATTCTCTTGGTTCAATATTTATCTTTGATACTTGGACAGATAGGATAGTGGCAGAGTACACAGGGCGGCCTCAACTTGCTGCTGAGTTTTATGATGTTTGTGTGAGGATACTGAGATTTTATAATGCAATGGCTAACTATGAGAATAACCTAAAGGGGTTATTTCAGTATTTTGATACCACTAGAAATTTACAATATTTATGTGATACTCCGCAGATATTAAGAGATATGGACTATGTTAAAGGAACCATGTCTGGTAATAGATCTAAAGGCACTAATGCTAATAAGATGATTAATGCTTGGGGTAGAAAACTACAGGCTGATTGGTTAATAAGTTTAGCGTATACTCCGTTTGACGATGAGGAGGTGGATACCTCTGGAAATGTAGTTGAAAAACCCAGACTACTTAATCTCCACAAGATTAGGTCTATAGGATATATTAAAGAACTTCTTGCTTGGAATCCAGATGATAACTTTGACCGTATTAGTGCTATGGGTATGCTTATGGTATTGAAAGCAGATAGAGCCAAGTATGAACAACATAGGTATGAAGAAAAAACTAAGACCGTTTTAGACGATCCTTGGTTCACTAGATTTGGGGGGCATGGAGCAAAGAAGAAGATATTAAATCCTATAAAATATATACCCAAAGATGATTTTACGCTATACCAGAAATAAAAAAATTGATTTTATATTAAAATATTAGGT